TTGCACCACACCCGAGATTGCAATCAAAACAGACGGCGTGTTGGCAGGAGCCACAGTCATCGTAAAGGCAGTCGTCGAGCCGTTACCACTGAAGGTATCAGTTACAAACGATTGGTAGAGCGGTTGATTGCCTATGTACATGATTTACGCCGTAATAGCCGCTAACTGTGCAGCGGTGGGTTCTGGGTTGTGGTTAAACCAAGATTTAATGTAATCACCTTGACCATCATTTTGTAATTGAATTGTTGCACCAAAAGATGAGAAATCAGCAGTTGTTAATTCTGGGTACAAACTAATAATTTTGTCGTATAAAGTCATTATGCGCTCCTTACCATTGCGCCATTAAACCAAGTATCTGAAATTCCAGCAGAAGTGTTTTGCCCAGTAACAAAAAGCGCATATGTTTCAATAAAGTCCGTAGTGCCGTTACAAAAAACAATTGTTGAAACATGTCCTTGACTGCTGCCAGAAGATTCTCCACCTATTTTATATTGACCTCCGTTTTTATAGATAGCTGGTCTTACAGTTGTAGCAGAACTAGCTGTTCTAACGGCAGCGCAAACTATATAATATCCAGCTACAGTCGGTGTAAAAGTAGATGATGCAAAATTGTTATTTGTGTCAAATTCTTCCGTTTGAAATTGAATTTTCGTTGCTGTAACACTTGATAATGTTTGAGCGCTAGACTGGTACGCACTAAACGCAGGGCCTGTTCCAGCCACGCCAGACCCAACGTTTGTCTGGGCTACTCCACCACTAGCTAACCCCGCCGAACCAATTTGACTGACTGGCATATTTATTCCTTAAGCGGCTTCTAGTACTGCTTCTTTCCAGCTAGTCGTAGCTTCGTCCCATGTGTAAAGCTTGCCGTCTGCTGGGTATGCAACAGGGGCGTTCCACAAACAAGTCTGGCTATCTAACGTCCATGATGGGAAAGGTTGTGGCGGGATAAATGCGTCGCGAGCTGCGTCGTAGTCATAGCCTACACCGGCGTAATTCTTGCGTAGAGCCTTCGATTGGTCTGCGCTTGGTGTCTCGCTGTCTGGCTGGTAATGGACTCCGCCTCTGGTGTTATAGCTGGTCTGGAGCCACGTACCGGGCGAGCTGTCTACGAATGTTTGGAAAAACTCAGGCTCAGCAACAATCACTTGTGTCACTTTGCCGTCAACTACTTTTGCGAAATGGCCCATGAATATTCTCCTGAATTAAGCCGTGTATGTACCACTTGATGTGAATGTATGAATTGTATAACCGCCGCTGGAAGTTACGGTACCGCCTGTGCCTCGTTGTGAGCCAAGGTAGCTGATGATTATGATGCCTGAGCCGCCTGCTGCGCCTGTTCCATTACCAACGCCGGATTGACCGCCACCGCCCCCGCCACCACCACCACGGTTTGCAGTTCCTGCTGTTCCATTGGGGTTGCCGGACCAAGGGCCACCGCCCCCGCCACCGCCACCTGAACCACCCGCGCCGCCTGAGTTGGCATCTCTTCCACCACCACCTCCTCCTCCGGCGTAAGTTACGGATGAACCTGTGATTGAAGATGCCGTTCCTGCACCACCTGCACCGCCCGACCCCGCACCATTGCCGCCGACAGCACTAGCACCGCCACCACCACCCCCTGCAGCGCCGCTTCCGCCTGTGCCACCAATAAAGCCTTGACCGGATGTTCCTGCTGCGGGGGAGTTGTTTGCTTGACCGCCGCCTCCACCGCCTGAGCCGCCAGAATTTGCAGCACTACCACCACCACCACGACCACCGCCTGTTGCAGTTGTCACTCCAGAGATAGTTGAGTCGCCACCGTTTGTTGGAGCAGTTGCGTCTGTCCCTAGCGCCCCCCCTGCACCCACTGTGATGGTGTATGAAGTAGACGGGGTTAGAGTTGCCGTGTTTGTTAATAAGCCGCCAGCTCCACCTCCACCTCCGTTTGCGCTTGCCCCACCAGCACCACCAGCCACAACAAGATACGTTGCTGTGTAAGTGTTGGTAGCAACTGCTTGCCAAATACTAAAACCAACAAAAACCTCAAGCACTCCAAGCGTAGTATTCCACCGTGTATCACCAACCAAAGGAGCTGATGGTCGTTGCGCTGTTGTCCCTGTTGGAACCGTTAACGCACCTGTACCTGTGCCGCCGTATACATCTAACTGGGTCTTACCTACCGTTCCGGTCGAAGGCTGTACAACCTGCGTGATTGGGCTTGTGTAGTAAACGTAGATATTGCTCGTACCCGACGATGGGGCAGAGGTGAACGTGATGGTGTTGCCGCTTACCGTATAGGCTGAGCTTGGATTCTGTGGGACGTTATTAATAACTGCTTGGACTTGTGCAACAGAAGCTACCGGACGGGAGAGCGTGAAAGCTACCGTCGAGCCGTTACCATTGAAGTAATCAATAGCTGGGGCAAAGCTTTGTGTCGTTGAGGTGTTGCCAATGAAAGCCATGTTATGCCGCCGTTAAGCCAGAAACCCAAACATCACCAGAACTTGCAGCGCTGTTAATAACCTTCAGAACATCCGCAGCTAATAAAGTAATCCGGTTGCCTTGAATAACTTCTAACGAACCGCCGACTGGAACCGTAGCTGCGTAGACCAAGTAGTAATCAACCGCAGACCGTGTGACATACACACTAGTTGTAATTGGCGAGGCAGTCGTGTTCGACACCACCAAGCTACCAATAGCCAGCGTGGTTGCGGAAGGTACTGTGGTAAGCGTAGCCGCAGAGGTGCCAACGTTTTTAGCGGCGTACGAGACGTTTGTATAAGTAGCCATGTTAGCCCATCATGTAAGATAAAAAGTACGCATCATCAGCCGTCGCACCAGAGTTCACAGCCCAGACCGGAGGGGTACCAACACCTTGACCAGTCAACACGTAATTAAGAGTCGGTGAGTTCGAGGCATAGACAGAAACTTCAGCAGGGTAGGTTAGGAAAATAACCTGTGTGCCACTGTTAAAGTTAACCGTGCTTCCGGTATTAGATGACGCAAGGATTGTGGTGCGAGCAATCTCGTTACCACTGGTAATATAAGTACCAATACCTACTTCCCAGCGCGACCCACTCTGGTCTGCAATCGTGTAGTACGTTGTGTCGCCATTGGACATGACGCCGCCAAAGGTTTGGTAACCCGTAACAGCGCCGAGCAGTACCGCTGCACCTGTCCCCGGAGAGGAGGTGGTTTCTTGTACCCTGTCCTTAACAACAAGAGCCATGACTAGCTCCTATTAAGCAATACGAATGATTGCGTCTGTTGCGTCGGCAGTTGGGAACACAATCGTAAATGTACCTGCGGTCGATGTCTTGTCAGAACCAAAGTCCAGAATAGCCACGGCAGCGTTGCTCTGTGTGCTGTTATAAATCAAAGCGCCACGGGCAGTAATCGTTGCAGTTGACCACGAGGTATTCGAGAACGACAGGTAAGCCGTTGTGCCAGAAGAAGTAGGAACAACCGACACCGTTAGCGTGTTACCGCCAGCCGTGTACCCAGTACCAACCACTTCGTTAGAAGTCGTGTACGCAGTTGTAGCAGCGCTAAGCGTAGCCGACGAAGTGTACAGTGCAATCTTAAATGTGTCTGCTGCGGTAGAGGCGCGAATAACACCAACACCAAAGTTGTGAATGCCGTCAAGGATTTCAACCTTGAACGATGTTGCCATTGCTTGCGTGATTGCCATGTGAGGCTCCTAAAAAATTATCGTACAGGCCCCGGAACCGGGAGTTTCAATTGTCCGTCACGGTAAGCACTGCGACGATCCTTACCATCGCCAAGTTCTCGTAAGAGAGCCAATGACTCTTGGTACTTTTGTTCATAGTAAGCGACCATGTCCTGCTCGCCCTTCTGAAATATCACCGCCTCGCGTAACGCACCATACAACAGAACCGACTCAAAGTTATCACCTAGCCATGACGTGCCAGCCGTCACAATTGACTCAGGGTAATAGTATTGGTGAAGTTCTGCTACATAGTTCTGATCCGGCGTAGGCCCAATGATAAACGTATAGGGAGCAAATTGACCGTAGTATTTAGGCAACCCAGTGCCTGTAGCGCTTGGGTACGCTTGGCGAATAAAGTTAACGTCCTTATCAATCAAGAACTGTTGGTCACCAAACGAATCCGTAACAGACAAAGAAAACGTCGCAAGATAATCGGCAGGTAAAGACAAGTACTTATCGTTAGCGGTAAACGCACCAACAACGTTTCGTCGAATAGCTGGAATCTGTACGGCGTTGTACACACGCTCTTCTGCAAGTTGAACGAACGTAGGAATCTGCGAAACAAATACCGATTCGGTGGTTTCCGTGTAGTCTTCAATTGCAGTGACGAGCTGTGCGTAGTTCATGTCTTATGCCATTGGTCCACGAGCCGTACGACCCTTTGTTGCGCAACCATTGCCGCGAGTCTCAATGCCCGTTGTCTTGACATCATCACGGTCTGGGTTGCCAGCGCTTACGCGACCAGCAAGTGTTCCGGGATTCATCTGACTTGCAGACAGGGTGTTAGGATCAGGCTTGCGGCTTACTGCGTCCTTCATGCTAACTTTTCCACCTTTCATTGTGTGTGGCTCGGCATAGATGCCAGCATCGCCAACTTCTTTGCCCATCATTTTTGCGCTGAACTTAGCCATGATTAACCTCGTTTCTGTGCTGCAATCTTAGCCAAGTTGCGACCCATTGCTTTCATGTCAGCGTTTGTTTTTCCGCCACCTGAAGACTTGGTGCCTTTACCTTTTAGTGCTGTAACGGTTGGACCGCTGTTGCCAAGGTTCTTGCCTTCTGTTTTGCCTTTCTTTGCTACGCCATCAGCGCCACGTTTAAACATGATTAACTCCTTAAGTGTTTGTAACTGTAACTGTACCAACCTGACCATTAGCAATCAAGTCATTTGGTGTTAAACCTGTATCAAAGCCGCTCGCTCCACCAACAGGGTTCCAACCCCACTGAAATACTCTGCTACCACCTTCAGGGCTTCCAGCTCCCAACGGACCTATGCCCGTTTGGTTAATCTGCAAACCGCTATTACCTGATACCAAGTAACTTACGTCTGGTCTTGGTTCCCGAACTGCTTGTGGGTCATTAACCGGATACATACCTAACTGCAACTGTGGCTGATCTGGATCCCAACAACTTGGACAAACCTTGACGTCATAAATTTTAGTCTTTAGTACTTGCTTTCGTAGTTCTTTTAACTTGTACCGTTGACCACACCGGTCACACTCGGCAATCGCATATTTACCTGACGCAAATTTACTAGGCATACGTCACCTTAGTAAAAAAGTTGTCGAGGCACAAACCGTATAGAAGCCTTTTCACGATCCTCATCAGCGGCAAGTTGAAACTGCTGTTCATAGTCTTGCTTTAAAAACAACACGCGGTTAGGGTCTACGTCCGGCAATTTAACGCTCAGGTTAAACGCAAGCCCTGCAACCATGCAGTTGATAAAGCGAAACGGGATGTCTTGTGTAGAGACACCGCCGCCAGAATCTTGCATACGACGCAAACGGTAATACACAAACGTGTACTGATTGCCCGGTGCATTTGGCGTAGGCCAGACATTAATGTTTGGTAAAAAGTTTTGATACACCGGTGTATTGGTTGGATGCGATGCAGCGTTACTATTATTTTGCCCACGAAAACAATTTAACAACTGATTGCCGCTGACATTTTGGTACATCACGGTCTCTAGCTCAATATTAATAAAGCCAGAACTTGGCAACCCAGCGGTTGAGATTAAATTAATTGTTGTGTCTGTTGCGGTAATAGCGCCATCCAGATAGCCAGAAATAGTTGAATTAGTGTTTCCAGACTGACGATTTACCCACACCTGAATAGGACGACCCTGTGCGTTCTTGGTCGGAATCGTAATGTATGTGGATTCAGAGATACGCGAGATATTAATATCAACTTGGTTTGACCCAGTACCCGTACGCACGACGGTATCAAGCAGGTCAATCGTATCCAAAGGCAGTGCGTATATTGCTTGCCCCGTGACCATCGGGATCTGACCCTGCTCAATTGTCCACAGGTTAATGCCACGGTTAGCCCACTCAATCGTCAACAGGTTGATACTACGACGCGCTGTTTTGAGATCGTAGCCAGATCGAAGCTCTTTGCCGCAGCGTTCAAACGCCTCTTCGACAAGCTCTGTTAGGTCTAGGTTAAACGACGATAGGCCGGATGTGGACATTATCTGAATCCTGATGTCTTCTTGGCAATGCGTTTTGGCTGGGCTACAAACTGTTTGCCTGCCGCCTTACCTTTACGCTTTGCCTTGGTTGTAGCTGCATACTCCGCAGGTGATAAGGCATCAATTGCTTTCTTTGGCAAATACCGTTCTCCAGTCTCTGACGACTTTTTGCCTGACTTGGTTGTCCATTTCTGGTCGCCCCAAGCTTTCAGAGATTGTTGCGGTTTTGCTAAGCTACTCATTTATAACCACCACCCGCTGCTTTGTATTTCTTAGCTACAAGTTGAGCCTTACGCGCTGACCACTGACCCGCACCCGTACCGTGGGTTGCTGCGGATTTTACTTGGGACACAATCTTCTTGCGAAGACCGGGTTTCGTGTAATTACCCGCAGCATTCACTTTACCACCTTCAGCGTACTGCGTGAAGTCAGTATCATCCCGGCGAGCTTTACGCTTACCGTCGGGCATCTTAGATGGGTTAATTGCACCCATACCACGGGAAGCCATCATGATTATTCCTTAGCAGCTCATGCCACCGGACTTCATCGAAATCATTGTGCCTTTGGTTTTGCCTTTTACAGCACATCCATCAGCACGGCTAGAAGCAGAACCGCCGCTCTTAAGCTTAGTCATGTTAGACTTTTTGCCGCCATGCAACTGTGCTTCGTGCATACCGACAGCTTTCTTAGCCATTGCTTTGTCTTGCATCAT